AAGATATATCTTTTCTTTGCAGTCCAAATGCCTTTGTCTGCCAATGCTTCTCTCTTCATGTACATCTTTTGAGAATATGCATTAACATACTCAGCAAGTTCTGTGTAAGATCGATCAATAAACGGTTGTATTTTAGTTTCACATACTTTATCCATGAACTTGATAATCTCTTTTGTATCAATAGTTCCATTCTTTTCTTTAATAGTTCTATTGACAAGTTCATCAAGAGACAGATAAATTGAATCAGTATCCGACGCAATCACATAATCCTTTTCTGTGTCTAATATCCTATTTAGATAATTGTTAAGTTTATTTTCTATCCAACGAATGGATAATTGACCTGATGTGGTAATGGCAGTCGCTTGACGAATATCAAAGAACCTAAAGAATTTGTTGCCGAGTGCACCGTAGGCTGAATTTAGACATACCTTTTTCGCAAGTTGGAGATTATTATATCTGGCAATTTTCTTTTCTATTTCAAATCTCTTTCCCGGATCATTTTCATTCTCAAGTTCTTTCTTTGCATCAATAGACTTCTTCTTATATACAGTTCGATCATTATACATTTTTTCCATCATCTCAGGCAAGAAACCTTGCTTTGTTATGCGAAAGAATTGACCGTTTGGAGTCACTGTGATTGATTCATTAATGAGTCGGGAAGTGTCGATCTGCTTCGTTAATAGACCATCAACGCTTACATTACTTTCAAGAAGTTTTCTCATTGATACAGAATAATTTTCTGGCTCAACAAAAGTTTCTGGACTGATATTATACTGCATAATTAAATGTGGGTACAAACTGTTAAGATCCAAAGAAGCAACCCAGTTATGCATACCGACAATTGGGTCTTTTACATATGCACCAACATATGCTTCATTCTTTTCTTGATGCTCTATCGGTGGAACCACCATATTCTTAGATTTCAAATGATTATAGATAAGTGCATCCCACATGCGAACTTGAGCAAAAACATCATCATAATTTGTTTTGGAATCATATGCAAGGGTCAAAGCCAATTCAATAAGTTTCAACTTATCTTCAAGTCTCTCGACCAGTTCAGTATCTTTGATGTTATATTCAATGAATAACTGATAGTTATCACGATATAGAGTATGAAGATTACCATATTCTTCATATGATAACTTTCTCTCGTTCAGTTCTACATTTGCGATATTGTCAAGTTTATATGATTCCTGTGATTTACCTTCAGGAGCATATCTTTGATACAGATCAATATAATCGAGACAAGATATGCCTACCAGATTATAGGTCTTGAATTGACGACTTACACCAAAATTCACAGTTCTTTCTGATAGATAATTCCAGGGAGATAATCTCTTAGCAAATGCTTCACCCATCAATTTGGTGATTCTATTGATCAGATATGGAATGTCGAACATCTTGACGTTCCAACCAGTGATGATATCTGGATAGTTACCAGACCAACCATCGACAAATCTTTTGATTAGGTCTATTTCGTCATCACATCGAATATACTGAACATCTTCACGTTCATTAGTAAAGTGTCCGCATCCATAAACAATGAACATATCGTTCATTTTATAGGTGATGGCTGTGATGGGTTCATTTGCAACATCTGGTTCGGGAAATCCATTCTCCGAACCTACCTCAATATCAATATTGCAAATATTGATGAATGATTTATCCCAGTCTACATCATTTGGATGTTGATCTGAAATATAACAATACTCATACTTCTGGTTACCATAGACTTTGAAATTCTCAACATCTTCATATTTTTTGACGAATTCACGACAATCAGCAATTGTACCAGGATTTATATCTGCTACATATTCGCCCTTGATTGTCGTGAATTTAGTTGGTTTCTGTGATGGTAGAAAGAGAGTTGGATTGTAATCTAACTTTCTTGTGATTCTTCTTCCGTTTTCTATTCCTCTATACAGAATCTTGGAACCAAAATTCTGGACGTTGGTATAGAATGTTTTTGTCATTACATTTCCTTTGGAACGAGTAGACTTGATGATGGGGTGATAATACCGCTAAATGCCGAATTATATTGCGAAACAAATTCTTTTACAGGTCTCATTATAGCGATAATATGTTGATTGTCAAGTACAAATTCATCATCCTCTGAAAATTCTGCCCAAGGTGCCAGACCTACTGTTGGATTATTAGGTGTAGATTTACCAGGAATAATAACTACTCTGAGTGGATTCTTGATTGTTACTTTGAATCCTGTATCAGCAACAACTTCAGTCAACAAATCTTCTCCGCTCAACAGTCTAATTAGTTTAATATCTTTGGTCATTGATTATTTCCTTTCACAATTTTCTCCGTGCCCCCATCTAGAATAATTTGGGGCTCCTGCAACTTTACCACATTTAGGACAAGTCAATCTAACTGTATTAGCATTCACTTTTTGAAAATTGTGTTTACCTGTTGAGATTAATCTTTTTTGACATTTTCTTTGTATTTCTCCACTCAGAAGATTGTGTGTCCCGTTTTCAACTCTTTTTCTTTGTATTTCCCCTCCCAAAAAGTTATGTGTACCATTTTCTACCATTTTTCTTATAGATTTTCTGTATAACTCTTTTCTATCTTCAACACTCATTTTCAATCTTGCAGCGATCAATTTACAAGCATCCCAATCCTTTTGTTTATAGTGAATATCGTAGTGTTCTTGGATAGATACGGCAATCAGATTTTTAGGATCATTATTTTTTCTGTTTCCATCTATATGATGAATATCATATGTCACTCCTTGTTCATCAACTGGAATGAGACCATTATTTTGTTCATATATTTTGCGATAAATAGACATGTTGCTGACACTCCGTTCAGTGTTAGGATGGTTGCGGATGACAGTCCGGTGAACCATTTTTTACATGTCTATTTATATTCTTTTATTCTTCTAGTTCCATAATAAAATCATACACTTCAGTGACAATCCATTTTTCAGGAATCAGAGTGACACTGATTCCACTTTCGTTTGTGTAGGTGTAAGAATTCTCTTTGTCCATGATTTTGACAATTCTTTCCCAACGTCCATCATATTCTCTTTGAACAATTTGTGTTTCAAGAATGTTCATTTCCATACCTTTCATATTTTATAATCTTTGCTGCTGGATTTTCAGTCATTTCGTGAATGTTATACACTTTAGGATTTATACTACAAGGCCACATCTCATCTCTAAATCTATCTGAAACATTCTTGAGCCAAGTGTCTGTAGTTTCAAATTTTATTTTTTGCCACCAAAGTTTAGTAGAAGGATCTGGTAATGTTTTTATATATGAAGATTTGGACCACCAGAAATTACCACTGAAATGTGGTGAAGGATCTTTTCTGTAATTGACTCCTACAATATCGTAGTCATTCAATTTTTCGATACATTCTTTCCAGTTAGTCAATACTCCCCAATTTAGATATTGTCTCCAGTGATGATATCTAACAAAGATTTCCATATTATCATAAGTCAAATATGGCTTGATGCCTTTGCTATGAATATATAGCAAATTGCAGTTCTCGGTTTGAGCATCATTATAAATTAATCTCATAGTATGATTTTCAGATATCGTTTTATTGCTCTCCAAATTAGAAAGCATTTCTTGATCATTACTATAAGGATTCTCAAAAAATAAAAACTTCACTTTTTCTTCTGGAATCAGATACTTACACATCTCGATGAACTTGGATATTCGTCTGTCACTTTTGGAAATCACAACAATTCTTATTTCATCCAGATTATTCAATAATGACGATCTTTCCATATACATGATCTGTTCACAAAATATACATGACCAGATAACAGGATTATCTGTCATGTATAGATGATAATATGCTATATTTTTCATTTTGACATCTTGACTTCTGGAAAGTAAGTAATGAAAGTATCATCCATTTGTGGTCTCATTTCTTTTATCTTACTTTTGATTTCACCAAAAAAGTTCCAAGCAAGTGGAACAAAAACGATTGGAGATTTATTGTTTTTGATACTATCAGAACTGAGAATTGGAATACTCATACCGGGAGTAA